GTTTGCTCTTATTGATGTTATGAAAACTTCAAAAATACCAGTACACACTAACGCAATTGGCTCTATCGCTTCTTGTGGTGTACTCTTAACAATGTCTGGTGCTAAAGGCAACCGTACTATTTCTGAAACTTGTCAAGCGATGAGTCATCAGTATAGTTGGGGTGCTCAAGGAAAGCATGCTGATTTAGTATCAGTACGTAAAGCACAAGACATGACTGACGAACTATTACTAAACCATTACCACAAGTGCACAGGTAAATCAAGAGCCTTCATTAAGAAGAATCTTTTGCCTCACCACGATGTTTGGTTAACTGCAGAAGAAGCAGTGAAGATGGGTATAGTTGATAGAGTTCAGGAAATCTATTAACCTATGGGGATAATTATGAAATTTATCGGATTTACATTAGGTGTTGTATTAGTAATGCTTGTAACAGGATTTAGTTTGTCTAAAGGTTTCACTGTTGTAGACAACTATAATGAAGTAATTATCAATCAACCATATCAAGTTGAAGTATGTAAAGAAGTAACAACAGAAGCAGGAGACGAAGTGTCTGGTGCAATCTGGGGTGCTATCTTTGGTGCTATCGTCGGTGACGCTATCGATGATGAGAACGGAAGATTGCCTGGAGCTATTATTGGTGCAGGTATTGGTGCTAACGAAGAGAAGAAGAAAGGTAACACGACTACTACTGAACTCGTTTGTGAAACTGAAACAAGATACAATCAAGTTGAAACTACAGAGTACTCACACTCTACTGTTCGTTTTTCTTATGAAGGAAAGCAGTATGAAATTGACTTTGTAAAATAAATATATCTAAGGGCTGTCTTTCGGGGCAGTCCTTTTATCGTAGGGGATATTATGAGTACTAAAAGAATCGGCATAAAGTCTAAAGCCGTTAAACACAAGACTATTTTAATGTACGTAACCAGAGTTAAAGGATTAACTATGGGCGGAGGGGATTATGTCTAACCTCAACGCAACAGAGAAACAACTAAAGATATTAAAGTGGATAGGAACAATCCTCCTTTTAGCTGGAGTAACACTAAACACTTTAAATACCCCACAGTGGCAGGCAATCGTCTATCCTTACAACCTATATGCGAGTTTGGGTGGAAGTTTCATGCTATTAGTCGTGGCAAGGATACAGAATGACTTACCTTATATGATACTTAACATGCTCGTCATGGTTATGTACATCGCTGGTGTCTACAATGCTATGTGTCCAATTGCGACTAACTGCTTATGGTGTGGTATGTAACCAATTCAACAACAACAATAAAAATTAAGGAGAATATATGATTCAGTACTTAGGAATCAAAATAGACTCTCGAAGAGATAAGCTTCTTAGCGAACAGGCTTTGAAGCTTCTTCAAGATTACTATATGAGAGACGGAGACAACACTCCTCAAAGAACTTTTGCTAGAGCTTCAGTTAGCTTTAGTGGTGGCGACCTCGAGTTGGCACAGAGAATATACGACTATGTTTCAAATGGTTGGTTTATGTTCTCATCACCTATCCTATCGAACTCTGTTGTAGAGGGAGAGAAAGTTAAAGGATTACCTATATCGTGCTTCCTATCTTATGTGCCAGACACAGTAGAAGGATTAGTAGGACATCAGGCTGAACTTGCATGGCTATCTATTAAAGGTGGTGGTGTGGGTGGTCATTGGGATAATGTTAGAGCAGTCTCTGATAAAGCACCTGGACCAATTCCTTTCATGAAAGTGGTAGATGCAGAAATGACTGCATACAAGCAAGGTAAGACTCGTAAAGGTTCTTATGCTGCATATCTAGATGTATCACACCCAGACATTATTGAATTCTTAGGAATCAGAATGCCTACTGGTGGTGACGTAAACAGAAAATGTTTCAACATTAATAATGCTGTAAATGTTTCTGATGAATTTATGGAGAAAGTCAAAGCTGGAGAGATTTGGGAACTCAAATGTCCTAGCAGTGGCAAAGTCATGGATACAATCCCTGCAAGAGAGTTATGGCAGAGAATTCTAGAGACAAGATTTCAAACTGGTGAGCCTTACATTAACTTTATTGATAAAGCTAATAAGTCATTGCCACAACCTTTGAAAGACAAAGGATTAAAAATACATGGTAGTAATCTCTGTAATGAGATTCACTTACCTACAAACGAAGATAGGACAGCAGTTTGTTGTTTATCTTCTCTGAACTTAGATAAGTTTGATGAATGGAAAGATACTAACATCGTTCAAGATTTAATTACTATGCTTGACAATGTGTTAGAATTCTTTATTACTCATGCTCCTGATGATATCTCTAAGGCTCGATATTCAGCCGAGAGGGAAAGATCTTTAGGACTTGGGGCAATGGGTTTCCACAGTTATCTTCAACGTAAGAACATACCTTTTGAGAGTGCTAGTGCTACTGGCATCAATCATCAGTTGTTCTCACACATAAAAGAGAAAGCTATGGAACAGACTAAGGTACTGGCTAAACAGAGAGGTGAATACCTCGATGGTAAAGGTTCAGGTATCCGTAACAGCCACTTACTAGCGATTGCACCTAATGCAAACTCTGGTATTATTCTTGGTTGTAGTCCATCTATTGAGCCATTCAAATCAAATGCTTTCACTCACAGAACTAGAGCTGGTTCTCATCTAGTAACTAATGCAAATTTAGCTTTAGTTTTAGAAGAATACAGATTAACTTTAGGTAAAGATGAGGCTTGGTTAGACAAGCAATGGAAGAGCATTATCAATGAAGAGGGTTCAGTGCAACATCTTACATTCTTAACTGACTGGGAGAAAGACGTTTTTAAAACTGCTTTCGAACTGGATCAACACTGGGTTGTTCAACATGGTGGGGATCGTCAAGAATACATTTGTCAAGGTCAATCGTTAAATTTATTCTTTCCAGCTGGAACTCAAAAAGCTTATGTGAACAGTGTTCATTTGAAAGCTTATGAATCTGGTTGTAAAGGATTGTACTACTTGAGAACTTCTTCAACTTCGACTGCTGAGAAAGTAGGTAACAAAGTTGATAGAATCAAGTTACAAGACGGTGATCCAGAAGAATGTTTATCTTGTCAAGGTTAAGGAGAATTAATGAGCACTAAGAAGAGAAGAAAGAATAAAGTGACTGCTAAACAGTCTATCAAGAAACAAGAGTTAGAATTACTAGATATACATCCACTAAATGATGCACAAGAGAGATTCTTTGACAATTATGCCAAAGGTAAATCACAAGTGCTATCAGGATCTGCAGGTGCTGGAAAGACATTTCTGGCACTGCATAGTGCGTTCAATGAGATACTTACAAGACGTAAATCTTATCGTCGTATTGTTATAGTTCGTTCTGCAGTAGCAACTAGAGATATTGGTCATCTTCCAGGAACACTTGAAGAGAAGTCAATGATTTATGAGCTACCATATAAAGGTGTTATTACAGAGATATTTGATAACGCTGGTGCTTACGATGTCCTCAAAGAGAGTGGTGTTGTAGAGTTTATGTTAACTTCTTATGTCAGAGGTATCATATTAGATGACACTATTGTTATCGTAGATGAATATCAGAACATGAGTGCAC